CAGTGATCACATCGTGGATGTGTGTGGCACCGGCCACCCTGTAGTCTGACGTGGTCCAAGGCTCCAGTTCCCCTGCGTTGATGTCTGGTGCCCCGTTGGCCTGTAGTTTGATGCTACCAGTGCCTGAAGCCTCAAGTTCCATGTCCGCATTTGAACTGCCAGTTGACATGTTGTTGCCGATGAATGCGAAGTCTCCGGTCGAAGCCGATCCTGACGCTGTTATGGTCAGCGTGTCGCCTGACATGGCGGTCGTGATGCCTGTACCACCCGCTATCTTCACGGTCTCACCGTCTGCGATCAGTGTGCCTGTGGAATCATCGCCAACGAACGTTAGTCCTGTCGCTGAACCACCACCACCTGGTATGGTTATTGTCTTGGTAGCACCAGTACCTGATGCGGTGACACCCGCTCCAACAAAGTTTAACGTTGTGCCTGTTGTTGATAATGCGGAACCTTCGTCCTGTACGGTAACTCCGCCGCCTCCGGCACCCGCGACCTCGGCGTCAACGTAGGCCTTGATAGATTGCTGTGTGGCCAGTTGTGTGGCGCTGTTGCTGGCCATGTTGTCCTCATCCAGTATCGCTGTTCCTGATACACCAGTGTTTAAGACAGGTGATGTCAGAGTCTTGTTGGTCAAAGTCTGTGTTGCGATCTCTGAAACCAAAGTTGAGTCTGAACCTTTTGGAAGTAACATCTCGTTTGTCACTGCCTCTGAATGCGGTTGTGCTTTTATCTTCTGACCGTGTGTGTTCGCAGTGCAGTTCAACTGTATCGCACCATCGTTCGAGTTGCCCTTGACAACAACATGCCCTGTACCGTTAGGCGCAAGTTCGATGTCTGCGTTAGATGTCGTGACTATGTCATTGCCGTTTAGGTCAAGATCGCCACCCAGTTGTGGTGTGGTGTCCTGTGCCAGGCTGGTGAATGTTTCTGCTGTCAGGTATGATTGTAGATCACTGATCTGTGATTCCGTCACGCTCAACGCGGCCTGGTGTTGTGTCACTGAACTTTGTGTTATGTTGGCATCTGGAACGTTTGCCCAGGTAACAGCACTTGAAAGGTCATTGCTCTCTGTTGTGAGATAACTTGAAAGGTCAGGACCAGTCACCGTTATGGTGTCTCCTGATACTGCTGTCGTTATGTTAGTTCCACCCGCTATCTTTATGGTCTCACCATCTGATATAAGTGTGCCGGTCGAGTCATCTCCAACGAACGTGAGTCCAGTGGCCGATCCACCACCTGACACACCGGAACCGTCTATGGTTATGGTGTTGCCTGACACAGTGGATGTGATACCACCCGTACCCGTTATGGTGATGTCGTCGTTGTTCTTGGCCGAGAATGTTACACCCGTTGAGTCATCACCCACTATGGTGATGTTGGCATCCGTGATGTAACTCTGTAGGTCTGAAATTTGTGATTCTGTAATTGACAGTGCCGCTTGGTGCTGTGTCACGCTCGATTGCGTGATGTTGGCATCTGGCACGTTGGCCCATGTGACCGCTGATGTTAGGTCATTGGTCTCCGCTGTCAGGTATGAAGTTAGATCCGGTCCTGTTATGGTCAGCGTGTCACCTGACACTGCTGTGGTTATGTTTTGTGTTCCAGCAATCTTAAATGTTTCTCCATTATTGACCGCTGTGCCCGTTGAGTCATCTCCCACGAAAGTGATTGAGCTAGTTGAACTCTGTGCGTCGACATATGCCTTAGTGGCGGCGTCCTGTGCCGATGTTGGGTCAGTGACATTTATTATCCTTGATGTGTCCACGTCAATGGCGCCTGTGCCGTTGGGCGATATCTTGATGTCGCCATTGGTGGCCGAGTTTATGATAGGGGCGTCTATGACCAAGTTCCCCGTTCCATTGGGTGACAGTGAGATGTCGCCATTGACACCGTCCGTTATCCTTATGGTGCCTGAATTCGTGTCAAGGTTGGTTGAAAGCACCAGATCCTTGGCGGCGTTGGTGGTCAACATGACTTCGAATGGTCTGCTGGCGCCCAGTGCTATCAGGTCCGCGGCCGGTGTGCCTGCCGAGACCAGTTCTAAAGTTCCACCTGACTGGATCGTGGTCTTGCCTGAACCATAGAAGTCCATCAACACGTCCGCCGTGGTGTTGTCGGGATCATAGATCCTTATGCCCGCTTGTGAACCTGAACCCGCATCTGGATAGATCCAGATTGAATTTGAAGGTGATGCGCTTCCCAGTACAATTCTTGATCTGCTGTTGATGTTGTTGAAATCAGCACCCAGCGTCAGTGAAGTGGTACCACCGATCTGGTCACCATCTATACTGACGGTATCCACTACCACTGGCTTGCCCGCCTTGGGCATGATCTCTATCTTGCCATCATTGGCGTTTTCATAGAGCGTTATGTGTGGTGTTCCAGCATCAGACTGGAATTTTAAATTTCCCTCATTGCCGATAGTGAACGTGACATTGTGATTGGGCATGTCCACTTTCTTGAAATACAGTTCTAGTTTGTTATTGTCTGAGCTGGTGTCCATGGAATTCATAGCACCGCTGAAAAGAAAGGTTAAATTTGTATCTCGAGCGGCAGTTATACCATATCGGTCATATTGGAAATAAGTGGTACCATTTGATGTTGGACTTATATTGTCGGAGGTCTGGTAATAGCCCCCAATTATCGCGCCCTCTGAATGTACTATAGTTGTTCCACCCGCACCGTTCGATAACGCGTTGGTTCGATACAGTTTGAGTTGATTGTTATTGTCAAAGTCTAGGTTGTATCGCACATCGCCGATACCGTCTTCACCGGCATTATCCCCCAGCGCCAGTTTCTTGATCAGTGTGAAACCATCACCATCTGGTTGTATCCTTACCCAGTGGTCAGACACAGAGGTGATGTCTTTCTGGTTCACGTCCAGGTCGCCACCCAGTTGTGGGGTGGTGTCCTCCACCACGTTGGACAGGAAGGTTATGCCCGCACCAGATATGCTACCTGACACTGCGAGGTCTCCGGTGATGTTGGTGTTGGCGTTGAGCTCTATGGTGCCCGTACCTGCAGGATCCAGTGTTATGGCCGCGTTTGATGGTGACACCAGGGTTGAACCTATCGCAGTCAGGTCACCCAGACTTGAAAGGTTTGAACCATCTATGGTCAGTTGTCCGGCCGAATCTGTGGAAGTCTGTATGCCGCCCGTGCCCTGGACGTACAGTGTGTCGCCCGCCTTGACGTCTATGGTGGCTGAATCATCCGCCACCACACCAAATGAACCATTCTTCAACTCAATGAAGTTTGAGTCCATCTCAGCGAATGTGAGCTTGGATCCCTTGTTTAAATTCTCTACTGTGTTGCTTGATGTGGTCTCTGATCGTGTTACGATCTTAGGTGTTCTTGGCATTGACGTTATCTCCTGTTGTGTTGTAGTCGTCGTCCTCGATACAACGGTTAGAAATATTTATGGGAGATAGCGCGTCAATAACCTTTACTTTTTCTGCTTGTACTTGGGCCACAGGTGACGGAACGGTGTGAGGTCATCCTCTATGAGGTCCGGGTTCTGCTTCAGCATCTCCTGTTGCTTGTCAGCGGCCCTGTTCCTGTCCATCTGTCTCTTGACCTCCTCACGGCTCAGCATTGGCTCTGACTCGTCCGTGTTGTCAGGCTCCAACACATCACAGAACGGCATCTCCAGGCCCATCCGCTTGCAGGCGGCCTTGATCTTGAGTATGGCCAACAGCAGTTTCTCCATCTGCGCCAGGGTGATGTCCTTGTTGCGTCCGCCCCGGTGTAGGGGACCAACGTTGTCCGCCACTCCCGGTAGCACCTTCTCGTCATGGTCGTTCCAGTCACGCAACACCCCATCCAACTGTAGTTGTTGTTTGAGCTGTTCGGCCTGGCAGATGTAGTCATACAGTTTGACCCGCTCATCTGGTGTCATGGTGACCATGACAGCCTTCTTGTTCTGTCCCTTGGCGGTCCAGTAGCCGTCCTTGAGGGTATGTAGTTTTGACATAGCCCTAGTCCTTGATGTATGGTTCTTTTGGTTCTTCAGGTGCCTTTGGTGTTTCTGGTTGCTCCTGTTGTATCATCAGCGTCACCTTGTTGTGTAGTTGTCCTATGGCCGCCATCTCGGCGGCTCCAAACGCACCCCTTCTGGCCGCCACGTCCAGCACCTGTGCCATTATCTGTAGTTCCTGCAGGTTCAATGTTGCTTTCATATCTTATTCTCCTTGTTTGTTGTTCTATTATACAATTTTTTGGTGTTGGTGTCAATCGCGCTGTCGCTTCTGTCTCTCGTATTCCAGGTCCGATTCCTTGAGCTTGAGCTTGTTCTCGTTGATCAGCGCCACCATCAGCACCTCCTGGGTGGTGTATGCTTGGTTCTGGATCAACCAAGCCAAGGGTTTCAACCTCTTTAACTGTTGATCAGTCATGGTGTCCTCCAACCTGGGCAACTTCTTCTCCTGCCTGCTACGGATCAGTTTCAGGATGTCCTCCGCTCGTTTCTGCTGGGACTCCTCCCGGTGCATCTCCTCCAACAGGTCCTTGAGCTTTCGCTGTTCCTGTGTGTTGGTCGTTTTATTGTTCTTTACATGTCTTCCCATGTGTTTCCTCCTTTTGTAGTTGTTTGATTCGTTGGTTGCGTTGGCGTGTGCGTGTGATCTGCTCACGTTTAAGCCTGTCAGGTTCATACACCGCGTCCAGCAGTTGTCGGCAGTATTCAGCGTTCTGTCTAGTCCTCTGTTCTGGTGTCATGTGCCAATCTCCCTTTTATGAAATCCGTGTAATCCGGATCCATCTCTATGCTGATGCTGTCTAATCCCATCTCCTCGCAGACCACCGCCACTGTGCCCGTGCCCGCGAAGGGATCTAATATAGTGCCTTTGGTGATTCCTGCTACACGGATACAATGCCTTACCAACTCCCTGGGGAAGATGGCTGGATGTCCCTTGGGACCTTTCAATTGTTGGCTGTCCTGTCCCATGTAGCCAGTGGTCTCATAGGGTATGTGCCAGCAGTCCGTGGTGGGCCTGGTCCTCCTACCAGTCCTACGGAAGTTGTCTTCCACCCATTCTGCCCTGTAGGGCACACTGCTCCGCTCCCGGTCAATGGGTGTGTGGCCCGTGTGTGTGAAGTGCCATACCATCTCATAGCCACGACATAGATATCGGTCAGTGTTCTGTGATACCACACTCCTGCCGCGTATGCCCTCCCCGGGCATCTCAACCGCTTTGGCCCATACTATGGGATTCTGTATGGTCATTGGAACCAGTTCGGACATACGATAAGCGAACAGGGGATCTTTCCTGGTTGGTGATACGTTCAGGAAGAAATGTCCCGTGGGTTTCAACACCCTCCGTATGTCAATGAATAGGTCCCGCATCCGGTTCATGTAGTTGATGTCGCGATCGCGGTATTGATTGTATTCCACACCTATGTTGTAGGGTGGTGATGTGATCACGCAGTCGATTGATTGGTCTGCCACATGGCGTATGTGCTCGAAGCAATCCGCGGTAATCACCTCATTTGTCATGTTTCTTCTTCCTCCAGTTGATGCCTTTTTTCTTGCTACCCAGTCCCGCGGGTTTTATGCGCCTTTTTCCTTTTGTGCTACGTCTCATGGATTCACCACGGTTGACCAGATGTACGTTCCAGAGATGCCAGCCTTCATCAGTGTTGATGCGGGCCAGGTGTAGCGCGGCCCTATCCCTGCCACCCCATCTGCCGGGTGCGGTCTTGAATATGTCCAGGTAGTCCTCCCAGGATATGGTCCACTCCTGCCGCCAGAAACGGGCCTGTGCTTTGGCCCTGAGCCATCGGTAGTAGTGCCGTTGCACCTCGGGGTCCGGTCCCACTATGGTGCTGAGCCTACGTGGTATGGGGTGTCGCTTTATGCGTTCGCGCTGGAGATCTGACTGCCTCTTCCTGCGCTCTGGCGTCCAGCCCGCCTCCAGGCCCCTGAGTCCCTTGTTCCAGGGTGGTCTATGATTGCTCATATCGTATCTCCTGTTCTGTTAGGTCGAACCTGATGCACCTCCAACGATCATGATGGATCAGCCAGCATTGGTTGAGCCTGGGCTGTACCACGATCCACTGGTCAGTGTCCGCATCCAGCGAGGTGCTGGTGTGGGGTGCGTCTAAAAAAAATTTAGGCAGTCGATGCCGCATAGTTGCCTCCTTGTTTGCTATATCACTATTTAGTGTAGCAGGTCAGCGGGGGCGTGTCAATCTGGTGTTTTGGGCGAAGATTTTTTTTTGCGTTCCGCAAAAATATGCGTCAGGCTGGTTGCCAATTGACAAGATCACCAGTGATGTGGAGCACCTCAGATTGGTATTCCCGCCAAGCGTCATCTTCAGGTTCGCCAGGGTATTCAATGATCTGGGTCTCTAATAGATCTGGTCGTTGTTCTCTAATAATTCGTTCCGCTTGATCGCAGGCGGTATAATTGGTCCAATACGAAAGGTCCATAACGGGTGTGTCCGCGGTGTTCTCAAAGGTGTCCTTGAGATATGTTATCTTGAATCTATTCATACCACAATTATAGCACGGATCTGGTAGGTGTCAACCCGGTGTTTTGGGCAATTTTTATTTCGCGGAGGTGGTTCCGGAAAAGTTGTTGTATTTTTACAGCGTGTATAGGCCCAGCCTGATAACCAAATCAACGGCCACCCCCCCATGGTTCAGGCACCGTACCGATGGCGTGCTAGACTGACCGCAATCTGGGTCTGCCCCTGCCCTGTGTTTCAGGGTCAGTGCGTTGTGTCAGGTATCGCCGAAACAGATCGCCCTGTGCCACTATCTCCTGCTGTGTGAATGGTGCTTTGTGACCCGTCCTCATCACCATCAACTCCATCCGGGTCCTGTCCAATTGGTAGTATCTCTCCCAGGCCTTACGTGTCCTGCCAGTCTCCTTCAACCATCTGCCGTACTGGCCTGTCCTGTTGTTGTATCGCGGCGCTGACACCTGCGTGTCTGTGTGCTCCATGACTGGTGCTGGTGTTGGTGTTGGTGCTGGCGTGTGCTCGCCCCAACTTATTGTCAACCATCTGATTGACGGTACGGGTATCCTTATGTGTTTCATCTCTCCTCTGTTGTTGTGTTAGACATAGTAGATTATAACACGCATTGGTAATCTGTCAACCGTTAGGCTGGTTGCCTTTCACGGATTGAATGGGTGTGTCCGTTCTCCTGTTTCAATCGCTCACTGTGTGCTCGTACTTCTTCTGGTGTGCACCATCGCGGACCCGTGGTAGTGATCGCCTCGCCCACCAATTCAAACTCTATCACACAACCCAGGTTCTCCAGATCAATGTGTTGTCGAACACCAGTGTCAGCATTCACCATGATCTTAGGTATGATGCCCTGTCTCGCCATCTGTAATGACGGTGAATGTGCGATGTACTCTCCGGCGATCTGTATGTATGTGCCATCGTGTCCCCAGTCGTTGTGTAAGGCGTTGATGGCCGCCTGCCTGTCAACACGCGGATCCGCTGGCAGAGAACCCTGTGCATATTGGAACTCCAATGTGGGAGTCCGTTTGCTCCTTTTGATGATTAACAAATCACAGGGTATGTTGTCTTTCGTGGCCTGCTTAACCCTGTCTTCGTATGTGCCTCTTCTCTTTGCCTGTCCCATGCTATTTTCTCCCTTTGTTGTTGTGTTGTCTATAATACATTATAGCACTGATCGGTAATGCGTCAACCTCTGTCGTTGCTTTATCAGGAGCCTTTTGTTCAATTCCTTGTAGTATTCAATGGAGCCTTTAGGCGGTGATCCGAAATTGAAGCACAACTGCTTCGTGCTCTTTGTCCTCTGTAATTTCTCTGCGATCATTGGTTGTTGTTTCAGCCATCTTTTCCGCACTGCTTCTCGGCTGATGCCCAGTTCACGGCCCATTTGTGCCATCGTTTTGCCATATCGCTGGTAGAAATCCGCGGTCTTATATGCCTGTGTCATACTGCGTTAATCTCTGCTCCTCCTGGCAAAATCTCCTGTATTTGGCGGCAGAGAACCTGAACGCCAGTGCCACTATGGGTCGGTAGTCCTCCGGGATATCACATTGGGCCAACTGCAGGTATATGTGTCGCAGGATCGCCACACCCTGTTTCGCGGTGTAGTCCCCGTAGTAGATCAGGTCCACCAGGTCCTTGTAGTTGGTGAATTTGTGTTTGAAGCAATTGAACTGTTGCAACCTACGGTTGGTGTACCAGGCCTCTGACTTCATGTTCAGCCTGTTCACATCACCAACCTCCAATATCTCACGGAAACTGGCTGGTCCCCTGTGTGTGCTGTGTTTCTTCAATAGTTTGTATGCCTTGAACATACTTCATTATAGCACGATTGGTAATTGCGTCAACCGGTGATAATTTGGTCATACGGCCAGGATTATTAAGTAATATTAGCACGATTTCCACCTTTGTCAACCGTAAAAACACGGCGAAAGAACGGTAGAAACGGTGGTTCTGATCCGTACGGTGGGAAATTGGGTGGGGAACGGTGGTTGGTAAAGAATGATGAGGTCGGTGCCAAAACCACCTACTCATACCCGTCCTTATCCATCATATCTACTGCTCCTTTACAGCCGTATGACAGCGCCGTATTGGATCATTTGTGCCCTATTGTTCCAAGATGTCTATCAGCAATTGGTTCCTCAAGTGTTTGGCCAGTCTGTCGCCCCATAGGTGATACACCAGATGCTTGAAGTCCACACTGTCTATGTACTCTTCTATGTCCTGTGCGTGTTCTGTCTCCATGTTCACCATGCCGTTGATGCGTTTGGATTCGCAGTAGTCCAGTGTGTGTTGCTGTATGCGTTCCCAGGTTATGGTGTCAGACATGTAGGTGTCCAGGTGTTCCGTGAGTGTGAATGCGGTCTGGTTGTCCATGGTTGGGTCAGATCCCCCCAGTCAGCTCTGCAAGGAGTAGGGGAGGGGGATCCATTGTGTGCGGTCACTTATAAGTCCAAACACGTGTATGAGAGCTCGAACACCGCACGCAATCCTATTTAATCCGTCACTGGATGACCACGTCCTCCTTGCTTGACCTTGTTGTTGGTCACGCACCCCTCGTTCTTGTAATGGAGCACATTGGCGAACGGTGCGTGACAGTGTGATTATAGCACATCCAGGTGTGGTGGTCAAGCGGTGGTGGTAATCTAATCCGTCAGTCCGGAGCGGTTAAATAAACATGGTTGCTTGGCTACCTATCGATCTATAGTTGCCATACTACAATCCTAAAGACTGCTGGGCAACCACACTCCAAAACACACCTTTAAACGCACACAGAGCCACGCACAACGGAAAAGTTTGACATCTGGTACAGTTGGGCTATATACTTGTGAATCAGGCAACTACAGGCACAGATAGGCACACACAATTTCCCAACATAGCAACAACAAATTTTTACAAGAGTTGATCGCACCCTCTGATTGCGTAGGCCAGTTGCGGCTGAACTTGTTAGGCCTTGACAAGCGAATCTATGGGCAGTGATGCTGACGCATTTTGATGACTTTTGTGCGTCAGGCTTTGCGAACTATGACCCCGAGTCAACCACGGTTCACCTGGTGTTCGCAATGACGGAAGTCGGAGGACCCAGTGATGGGTTTGGTAAGATACGGAACACCCTCTACCACAACGCTTGGATGTAGTGAACCTTGCTAGGGAAGATTTTGCTAAAAGTCTTCTTGCGGCGGAGCAGAAAAAGAAAAAGGACGCCAGTCCTTTTTGAGTGAGTGTAACTCACTCCCACACTGTGACACTGTGTTGGGTGCCAGTGCCCCATCAAAGGATATGCCAGAAGCGGGGCACTGACGGTTCATATCGGGAGATATTGAACATGGGTATTTAAGTGAGTCGCCAACTGCAATGATGGCACCAACGACGGTGCGTCCTACGTGGATTGAATGATATCGTGTGGGCATTGCCACATTCCGGACCCGGCCTCCCGCATCTGGTCCTCTTGGGCCATCTGACCTCGGGCACCCCTGATGGACCGCCACGTCCCTGTGTCCTCGACAGCACCCACCTGCCGCCCAGTTGTTCTATGATCTCGTTGAATCTTTTCCTGTTCATCTGCCCACTGACCTCGTGGGTATTTAAATATCACTATGCTTGATGGTAAAGAAACGGCGGTGGTGTGGTTCAATGGTCCCTCGGCCAGTGAGCTACACGCGATACCACGCCAATCACTCGAGATAGGTTGCAACTTCATAGAACAGAACAGGGTGGTGGATCACGTGTGTTGCTATGACCTGCCAGTGATGCGTGAGCTCACCCAACGTGGCGCGAACGAGGGTGTGCGATATTGGACGAGGCGTCGCTTCGGCACGAAAATGTTCCAGACCTTTGACAGTGGCATCCGGCATGGCCGATTCCAGAACGTTAATGGCTTCTGCTCGGGCACACTGGCCTTGGCACTGGCACACCACCTGGGTGTGCGCAAGGTGTTCCTGTTGGGCCTGGACTGGCAGATAACCAATGAATCGCTGTATGATGATAGGTACACTTGGCGTGCGTTCCAACCCAACAAGACCAGCCGTAGCAAGTGGGACTTCCTGGAGGTGGCCAGCCGCGTGATGGAGATCACCGTGGTCCATGACCAACCACGCGAATTCGCCGGAGATCTGCGATGGATGGATGTGGCGGCTTTCCGGGATATGGTGGGATCTACTTGAGATCCATTATGTTGCGTTTGGGCTCCAACACCAAGCCAGTGTCACTGACGTCATAGAAGTCCGGTATGTGCCTGATCAAGGACAGGCTGACCGTGTTGTCGTTGTTGTAGGTCACGGTGGTTATCCTGTACACGCCGTCAATCTTCATTATGTTGGATCTCACACGCACGAAACTGCCTGGCACGCAGTCCAAGGCCACGTGGCTCACACGCATCTCCAGCCTGGCCTGGTTCCTGGATTTCTTCAGCAGGAACGTTGAGTACTTCTTGGCCGACTCCGGATCGAATATGCTGGGCAGGGCGAAATCCGCCTCGAGCGGCTTGTCGTTGTCCTCCGCCAGGTAGGCATCACGTATGCCGGTGCTGTCCTCTATGGGATCAGGCGTCATGACGCTGGCCGGTTGGCTGGAGTTGGTGATCTCGGTGTAGTCCAGTTTGATCTGGTTGTACCTGTCATTGATGCTGGCGTCACTCAAGGAAACCGTGTCCAATATGTGTCGGTCCTCTATGGTCGCTGAAATCGTCAGCGCCGTGACCGGTGGAATGTTCTCAGAGTCCTCGTTGTCCCCGGCGTTCTCCAACCTGATGGTGAACCGGCCGTTGATAACCGTCAGGATACCACCTATGCTACTCAGCATCTGGTTGATGTTGTCAAGGTGCGAGTTGTTGGTGTTGATCCTGAACACCCTGTCATAGGAGTTGTTGGCGGTCCTCAACACGCTACCGTTGGCGCTGGCACCGGTGGTGGCCGCCTCACCATACATGTATTCATTCCTCTCCGCCGTGGTGGCGTCATTGCCACCGAAGTAGAACAAGGTCCTGTCGAAGTCCTTGAATTCCGGCACACGCTGGCAGGTTATGGCCGCGTTCACGAAACTGGTCTTGTCTATCTTGTCTAGGCTCAGTCCCATTCCGTAGTTGGGGTTGAGCATGTAGTCTAGGATGTGTTCCACTGGGTTGTTGTCAGGCCTGTAGCTCTGTGAAAATAAGCCGTCGGTCTGGTAGCCCAGTTGTTCCAGCAGTTGGTAGTTGGCCGGATGCTTGTCCTGGTTCTCGATGCTGGACACGCCATTGAAGTACACCTCCATGTAGATCTCCGCGCCCGGTGGCGTCATCCTCTGTAGTTCCGTCATGTCGCCGTCCTTGTCAACTATCGCCGAACTGTCAAGGTTCTTGCAACCAAAAACAGTGAAATTTAAGTAGGCGTCCGAGGCCACCGCCTCGTACACGTTGTTGATCTCGCCAGGCAACCTGTTGGCCGTTGGTATGTTGTACACCTCGGGCCTCCTCTCCCTGATCCTGATTCGGTGTTCGGGTCTAGGTGATGTCAGTTTGTCACTGATGAAGATGTTGATGAGGTCGTTGTCCTCCGCATAGAAGGTGATGTTGGAATCCTCCAACTCACTCCTACCGGTTGTGGTGACGTTGGCCCAATCGCTCTCTATGGCGTCCCACAGGCTGGTCCTTTGGCCGCTGGCGTAGAGCAGGGAGCCGCCATAGGTGTTGTAGTCATCGTTGTATGCGAAGAAGGTGACCTCACCATACTGAGGTTGGTACGTGTTGCTCCGCGGCACCTTGCCAATGAAACGGTAGTGGCCGCCGCCAACGTGTTTCAACCATTGCGAGGCATCGTTGTCTGGTCCAAAATACTGCAAGGATGTGCTGTCACTGTTGTAGATCAATGGGTTGCCGGTGATGTCACCCGCCCAGAAATACACGTAGTCATAGGTCCATCCCAGGTTGTACAGTATATCGTGGATGTTAATGGTCTGGGTGGCTCCGGTGCTGGCATACTTGCCTGGTTGGAAATCCCTAAACCTCTGCCACTCTATCACGGTGTCCGAATCAAGGAACACGGTGTGCTTGGCCGCCGGTTCACCTATCTCCTCATCGGGCTGTCCAAAATCTGGTTGTAGGTCAGCCTTGAGATCACCAGAGGAATCTGGATTGTTCAAGGTCTTGGCGTAGGTCATGTACTGCACCACCCTTGGTTCCGCGTAGTCGGTCTGGAATCTTTCCTCGTAACCGGGATCATTGTCCTTGGCCGCGATTATGTTTGGTGTGCTCTTGCCACTGACCGTGACCACCACCGCTGGCACGCCGCTGTATGGATTGCCGAAAGTGCCATCGCCATCAGATCCACTCACGACCTCGTCCGCGGCCTTGATCTCGAATCGCAGTGCCACGTAGTGTATGCCACTGAGTTTGGCCTGTCCGGTCTTGCTCCATTCTGGGTGCTCGTCCAACAAGGACGACACCGGTTGGTCAGCGGAGCCATCGAAATATTGTATCTTGAGCCTATTGGCGAAGGTACCCTTGGTTATGGTGTGCTGTGTGGGTTGGACCCCACCTTTGCCTGATGCGAAGATACCACCTCCACTGTCTGTCTTGTTAAGTGGAGTAACACCATCGTATCCATTTGAATAGTTGTCATTCATTGTACTGGTCAGACCACCTAGGTGGACTGGTTTGCCATCAATGGTCATCCTCGACATTAGGCTTCCGATCCAACCATCCACGTCCTTGTCGTTGTTCGAGAAGTGTGATCCCTGTGAGATCACCGCCGCCATGTAGAGATACTGCCTACTGGTGTCCGCGCTGTCATCTCCCCAGGTGTCAACGAACACCGGTATCGTGCCGGTCTCCACCCTAGTACCATACAAGACCGGTATCGCCCTGTTGGCCGAATTGAAGTCAACACTGGTTGCGGCCTTTATGGCGTTGCTGGTCTCATCAAAATTTATGGATGTGTCTGGCAGGTCAAAACCACCAGAGAATGGTGATATCACTGCCTTGACCGTGTTTGTGACGAAATCGATGGCGGGATCCACCACCGCCTTAACTATCTTGACCGGCGCCTTGATTAATTTCTTGACGAATCTTTTGGCTTTACTGAACAGTCCCATGTTATTCTTCCCACCTTATGTTGCTGTGATTTTTCTCTGCGTATTTAAAACCTGTGTCCAACGGATACACTTTACTCTGACTGGTTGTGTTGGTGAAACCGTACAGGCTGACCTTGTCGAAATTACTGAACTCACCCCCACAGAAGATGGTTGCGTCAGCACCGTCCGCCGAGAACTTGAAACTGTAGGTGTCTATGATGCCCTTGTAGGCTATGAAGTGCCAGGCCACGCCAGTGCTGTCCACATAACCTTTTCGGATCTGTATGGGTGCGCCGTGCGGTGTGCCATTGGCCAACAGCCCTGCGATGTTGGTGGCGGTGGAGTCTATCAGCGTGGCATCGAAACTGATCTCCAATGCTTCCGTGTCCACCTGCGAAGTCAAGGTTATGTTGTTGTGTCCCAGGTAGCCAGCGCCAGTGAGATAAGTCTCGATGGTACTGCCATCTTCCGAGGTTATCTGTGCGTCTGCCTCGTAGTTGGTGTAGAACAGTGTGCCACTCGGCAGTTCTATCCTGACCAGATCAATGAAGCGCAAGGTATCATTCTCCAGGAACTCTTTGGTGAAGTTGTCTGTGCGATTGTATTCGTATGGCATTAGTAGTTCTCCATCAGGTCAAGTTTCATTTCATAGTATCCATTTGGGTCGGTTGTGAATGCCGTGTCATCTGTCATTGATCTCATGGTGAAATTTGGTCTGTAGATCGTTATCGCGGTGTTCACGGGCACGGCGGTGACCAGTGCTGGATATAGATTCAACGTGCCCGCCGGCGTGTCAACGTAATCAGTCATGTAGAACACTTGGTTGCTGGCCAGTTTGTAAACCTTGGTATGATTGGCGAAGGTTACGAAATCGTTCTGATAACCATACATCACGCCATTGCCATCTGGTGAAGCCTGATCCCCCAACACGTAGGCATCGGAATGGCTGGCCGTGCCCGCTGGTAGGTCATCACTGGTGGAACCCCTTGATAGGTAAAAAGTTTTGGCGCTGTAATCAAAACCATCGACCGCGGTGCTGATTGGATCCAATGGATATTGTAGGGTGAAAACACCACTAGAACCGGTCTGCTTGACCATGAATGGATAGATCGCCTGGAATTGTGCTGTCGTCATCTGTATGGTGTCCATGGCCAATCTCCATCTCTGTTTCTGTAGGCTGGCGTACAACTTGCCAGAAACATCAATGTTGGCCAGTTCGTTACGTAAGTCTGTTATGTTCATGTTCTTGAAAACTGAGTTGTCTGGGAAAGCGGGCATTATATGATCTCCCTAAATGTCTGTTCCCATTCTATGAGGTCATCGTTACCTATGCTGTACTCGAATGGTTGGTTCAATGGCGTGGCCTTGATCTGAACGTTGTCATAGACCACGGTGGCTCCGGTAACATCCTTGACCAACCCTGGATAGACCAACATGGTGTCCTCGGAACTGCCATCGAGATCCACGTCTGCGCTCAGCATGTACACTTTGCTATGGTTTGAAAATTTTATGAAGTCGCCGGCCTTGAGTGTGCCGGTGCCACCACTGACCTTGACCGTGAATGAGCCGGGAGTGGGTGCCGCACCATCCGTGGTGCTGGAAGAAACGGAGACCGTTCCGGACACAGTGCCCTTTGAATCATCCAATGGTGTTGGTATGGTGAAAGTGAAAACATCCGTGCCGTCGGTTGATAAGGGCATCTTGGAATCACTGGGATCATTCCTGGTGAATGGTGCGCTCCTCAGAGTGAACTGCCAATTGCTGTTGCCTATAACCGCGACGTAGCGATCTCCGGTCAAAGATGTGTTGACCACTTGGTTCTGTATTATCTGCCAATCGACGAATCGTATCCTATCACTGATGGCCATTAGGCAAATCTCCTACCCTGCTGTCGGAATGCCTGCTGTATTGTACCAATGATGAGTCCCTTTCTTTGGAGTAGTAGTTCGTCAATGGATTCTGCATCTACCGCATTGATGTTGAAGTTGATGTTGACCTCTCCTCCGACCCCTCCTAGGTCGCTGTTGGAGACCACCGTGCCTGCCGAGTCAGGGATGAACAGTTCAGGACCCCGCTCCCCGGTTATGTACGCCTCGTTGGCCTTGGTCCTTCCGCCTTCTGCCAAGAATCCGCCAAAGAAACTGCCGATCGGACCACCAAATGCCTGTAGGGCCTTCTTGATCGCGAATGTGATCGCGGCCTGTGCCGCTATCCTTACAAGATCCCTTATGACAGAATTTGCGAAGTCTTTGAAATTGAATTTACCCGTCATCACGAAATCTGTTATGGCATCCGCGAGACCACCAAAGGCCTTTTCACCTGCTCTTCTTGTCTCTTCCAATACATCAAACACCCCACCTGCTGTGACGAAACCTTCAATGAATTTTCTTGGCACGGTCTGTTTCTCGACCTCCCTTGACATCCTGACGAATTCCTCGATCACATCATCAACCATGTCAGGAACGATCGAATTACCTACAACTTCATCACTGGTGTCTTTGAAGAAACCAATTATGGTGTCCTTTACGCCCCTCATCTTGTTGCCTATGCCCTTTTTCATGCCTTCAAATTGATTTACGACTTTGGTTTTAAAATCTTTTACGGTGTCCACTGTGTCTTTGACTATGTTGATGAAACCCCTGAACAGGTCTATGACCGCACCTATGGCCTTCAACACAAGGTTGAGTGCTGTGACCAGTCCCTGTAGGGCCATACCTGCTAATTCTCCTAGGGCACTTATTGTTTCTTTGTTATTGTTGACAAGGTCAGTGAATCCATTTACGGCGTCCTTGAGTGCTGGTGAAAGACCCTGTCCAAATTCAAATGCAACACCTTGCAGTGCGATCTTGGCGTTGGAGAATGAAGTTGATAGGTTATTGATGATATTTTCTGTTGCACCACCAAATCTTTCTTGGATACCTTTTTGAAAGGCTTCCGTAATTTTATTGGCTCCTTCTGCTGTCTTACCAAATTCACTTATTTGTAATCTAGTAAGGCCAAGTTGTTCTTCTAGGATAGCAAAAACCGGAACACCCCTGTCAGCAAGCCTGTTAAGGTCTTCTAGACCCAAACCACCCGAAACAGATCTGGCAAAAAGATCTGTAACTGCTTCCAAAGATCCAATTTGATCATTTGTTACCGCGGCAGTGTCAGTGAAAGTTGTTAATAGTTCCTCTGTTGGCTCTATACCAGCCGCTTTCAATTTAATGAAAGTTTTAGTCAAGTCATCTACACCAAATTGTGTTTTGGTAGCGAACTCACTTATGAAATCAAAAGCCGCCGCACCTTCTTCAGCACTGCCGGTTACTGATGCTAGTGTTGTATTAAGGTTTTCAAATTCTTGGGTAGTGTTGACGATGAATTGACCAACCTTTACAGCACCCAGAGCCGCCAAACCCGCCGCGGCACCCTTCAGCACCGTGCCCAGTTTGATACCACTTGAATTTAAATTCGATAACTGTCCATTCAATCTACCCAATGCCTGGGTGTTCTTGACCTGTATGTCCAGCAATAATTTTTCAGTGGTCGTGGCCATTATCTACGCCTCCTAGGTTGTGGTGCGGTCTTCTGTCTATTCATAGTCTTTTTGCCTTCCCTGTATTCATACAAAAAGTAACCGGCCCAGAGATCTATCTCCAGTGCTGTCATTTGTAAGATTTCCTCGACTGATTTCTTCAATCGATCTGCCAGTATCATTACAAATCGCAACTCAACACTGGAATCTATTCCTTTGAGATAGATTCCTGTGTGGCGGTCACTTTCGCATTATTGATTGCAGTGGCAACTTTTAACACTGTTTGTGGGTCTGCCTCATTCATCAACTTTATTCTGTCAGCATCGTGGAATAACCTCTTGCCATCTTTGTCCCTGGCCTTTGTCACAACGCTTTCAACGAGTGCTTCTACTGTTTTGCCTTGTGATTGCAATTCCAATATCTTGCTCTCGTCTTTGAGTGGATAAGTGGTTCTGAAATATATGTCACAGTCCCACTCCTTGCACTCGTATTTTTGCAATTCTCCACCAATCGATGCTTGGTAGTGTTTTGCTATCTTGTCTGTTATGTTCATGTCTTATCTCCTGATTATATTATTGTTTTTAAGTTTTTGATCGCTGGTTTGACCACGCCCCTAGGTGCCTGTCTGCTCTTGCCACGTTCAAGTGCGCCGCCGTAAGTCTGTGGATTAGATATCTTGTATCTTGTGCCCGTCCCTGACTTACTCCAACTTCTCTTGAATTGACCCGATCTAACAGGCGACCTACGGACAATATCTTTAAACAGTGCCTCAGAAACATCCTTGGTGGCGTTTTCAACCGCCCTCTTGACGTTTTTCTGAAATCTACCCGAATTAAAGATAAAGTTTATCATTATAGGTTCGTTACTGTCAACGCTCCGGTAATTTGCCCGGCCACTTCTGCGGTCACCGCTCCATCATTGGCGGCAGAAATTTCAAAAGATGTAACAATCATCTCACCTGAAAGTTTCTGACCTGTCGTGTCGCCTGATGGGTAAAGTTCAAGTGTGGCCGCCGCTGATCCAGGTGCTGACTGTAGAGCCGCCTGTGCTGAATCACCGTCAACGAAATATAAACTCATTGAAGCCGTCGCGTTTGTTAGGCCTGGTACGTATGTCCTAGCGGTGCTCCCCATAGATGACGTCTCTATCACGTCCCCCGTGTTGGTCAGAGTAAATGAAATTACACTGGCTATGGTTGTAGCGGAGCCGCCAACATCGAACTTGGCCACACCTGATGTGCCTGCGTATGCAGTTGTATTGTTTGCCATTAGTTGTCCTCCTCATTAAAAGGTTTTATGACCTCCGCCTCTGCCTTGGTTATGCGCATCGTGGCTCTCGGTCGTGTTGTTGATTTAATTTTGATGCTTTTTTTCTCGGCCTTGACCGATTCAGGTTTTTTAAAAAACACCCAACCTGATCTCAACTTGTCCTGGACTTGGTTGTCCGGCACAAGATGTGAATTCCCGTCCTTGTCGTATAGTTCTCTCATTATGCGTTACCTCTCTTGTACATGTATTCCACTTCAACGGTGACTATGACCTGCCCAATAGGTGGATTACGTTCTATCACTTCAACGTTGGTGACCCTGGTCTCCACGTAGTGCGTGGCGTCCTTGTTGACCGTGATGTTGCGACCCCTTGATCCTTCAAGTGTCTGTTCTATTTTCTCTATGATTTCATTGCGCTTGGTGTCCAGCTCGTTGCCACGCACCCAACATCTCAGTTCCACCTGCAGTATGCCCTGTCGCTCTGACAGTGTGACGTCCGTGCGTTCCTCGTTGCCGGTCACTATGAGTATGGCCGGATACTGTGTGATGGCCAGTTTCTCGAACTCGAAGAACTCCCTGGTCACCAGACCCGGTGCGGGATCTGACATGTTGATCAGTTGTTCCCTGATGTCCTCTGCTATGCTTTCCCTCGCGCTCATCGTTATCTAACGAGACGATTGAAATGAGTGGCCTGTTTTTCTGAATTCTCTATTGTCCCACTCGAATCATAATCGTACTCAACTCCATCCTTTAATATCTCTTGGAAGGTTACTGAAAATTTTTCTTTGTAATACATCATCTTCTCCCTGAACACATCTCCATCTGGTGAGAACGTTGACAACCTTGGATAGATGTACTCCGCCAACACATGATACACAGCCGCTTGTGTGAATTGGCTGTAGGTCAACAGGTTGTTGTCCATCTCCGTGTAGGTGCCCGTGGTGATGTCGTATCTTCCATAGGTAGCTCTCGGCCACCAATCGATTCGAAGTTTTCTTAGTAAATCGTTTGTGGTCTTGACGTGTAGGTCTGAGAATGATTGTATGCCGAAGTTTTGGATGTCCGGCTCGTATTCGAGTAGATCGCTGTCTGTCGCGAAATTTGCCATTTGAGTCCTCCTATAATGGTTCAGTCCAGTCCTTCTGGACGCAGTTATTTATTGGCTGTAGTGATCGATTGTATTAACACATAAAAGAAAAGGGCCCGAAGGCCCTTTCCCAATTAACCAAGAGGGTTAGAAGATTATTAGTCTACTAAACTCTCTGATTTGATTCTGCAACCGTATTGCTCTTTGATGATAGAGTTACCTCTGGCCGTAGTAGCAACGTACTCTGTGCTTCTTAATGAAGCATCGTACTGCTCTCTTACAACGATTGGTCTCTTAACAACGTGTGCCATCGCCATTGGTGAGAATACACCACCAATTGAATCGTTAGCAGAGTCAACATCTACCGCAGTAGTCATGAACAACTTAACGTTGTAGATCCTACCTAGGTATGCAGATGAAGATAACAGGTTGTTACCCGCGTTTGATAAAGCAGTCGCCCCACCTGAAGCGTATCCAGATGCAGTTAAAACTTTAGCAACATTGTGTATAGCCGCTGGAGCGAACACACCAAAGTAATCTCCGTCAGCATCAGTTGGAGCGTTTTGGGCTCTTAACTTGTATACTGCTTGTAAGATTAAATCTGGAGTAAGGTCCGTTCCACCTGTTCCTAATCTGTTTGTTGTGAAAGAATCGAACTGATCGAAAACGTCAGCGTCAACTTTCTCACCAATTGCCGCGCCAAGTATCTGGCCCACTGATTGAGCAACGTTGTCAGTTGAACTCTCTCTTAAAAGGTCAGTAAGGTCAGCTCTAACACCAATCTCTGATGCTGTAACTGTAACCGACGCTGGGTTTACACTTGTCTGTGCTGTGATGTCCGTGCCTTCAGTAAGACCTGAAGCAGACACAGTTGGGTACACAGGGATCTGTGCTGTTAAGCCAGGTGTTCCTGTCATGTCGTACACTTGAACCAAGTTAGCGGCGATTGAACGTTCAGCGGCAGTGAACTGCGCAGATTGTAAAATGTTCGATAACAAAGCACCGTGCGTACTTGTAGTATTGATAGCCATTTTGCTATTCTCCTTTGTAGTTGTTTAATTTAGAAGAACTTTGCTCGGGGTGATTGCTTGGCAACCGCTTCCTTGTAAATCCTTCTCTGTTCTGGATCATTCATGTCCAGTTTGGAGACGTCTACTTCCTGCACTGATTTGGCGTTGGTGTTTGATGTTGCGCCTGATCCACTGGGTCCGGCTTGGACGAAATGCGTGTTCTCGGATAAGAACTCCTGAATAAATTGATCAGGTTGCATCAGTTCTCCAGATTCAGTGTATCTTGGTGCGCCATTGTCTCCAAT